TTCCAGCAATACCTTGATAGAAAGCTGTAAATACATCTTCTCCGTTTGTGCAAAGAACTAGCTCAGAGCTTTCCCAAGTATTTGAGATATACTCTAGCTTAGGAAGTGCGTCAGTAACTTTAATCCAAGAATTTTTCATAGGTCTAGCTCCAATTTCTCAGGGATTGCCTTCATCAGTTTTTCTAGCGCGTTGAAAGCTACCTGACGGTTAGTATATTGATTACGATCTATCTCACTTCTAGCCAAAAGGCCTGAAGGAATATGTTCTACCTCAACACCACCCTTTGATGGTACAAAGCCCCAACATTAAGTGCGAACAAAAAAAAAATCTTGTGGATTAAGTTTCATTTCGTAACTCCTAGGTTTTCTTTCATAACAGTACAGACATAACGAATTGGATTACGCCACCCATCACTAGGGCTTTCGCTATACCATCTTTTATCTTTAGCCGCTTTTTCACCTTCAAGTACAATTAACTCTGCAAGTTTCTGTGCTCGTAAAGCAAGTTCAGGTACAGTATACCCAGCTTCTAACATAAGTTCGCGTAAACGTTGGTTCATATAATTTCCTTTTGATGAACTATTATAATGCAAAAAGGGCAGGCAAATCAAGTAAAAAATTACTCGCCTGCTACCCCTCTGGTTAAATAACTTGTCTAAATTGGGTTTAGACTGCTAAGGAAAAAATGCTTCCATAGTAACAGGAGCAACAACTCTAAGTTCAATAAGAATTTTTTCAGCTAGTTCTCTATGCTCTTTTTGTGTAGTAATATGTAGCCTCTGGCCTAGATAATGAATCCAAGAACGTACTGTACCGTTCATATACATTCTACTAGGAGTAAGTCCCTCAGGTAGCAAAGCTCGTGCTTGCTCTTTAGCAATTCCTCTAGCTAGTACTTCCTCGTAAAGGGTATTAGCAGTTTCAATTGATTTAGTTTGTACCTCATTCCACCATGCAATAACTTCTTCATCAGAAGTATTTAAGGAACTCTGCCTATTTTTAGTATCCTGTAATCGCGCTTCACGAGTAACAAAACCCCCTAATTTATCTACAGACTGATACCTCTGGGAGAATTCCTGAAAAGAGAAAGAACGATGACGAAGAATCTGTCTTCCAATATCTCTCGTAGTATTAATCTCTAAGCATACGCTAGCCATCTCAAAAGGACTAACATGACCCTCACGCATCATATACTGAAATAGTTTAGTAATACTAGGGTTACTTTGACCCTCTGGATTAGATACCCGTGCAATATATGCAATGGTACTATCTAGATCAGGCGTTGCCCACATAAGTTTGATTTGATTCATTTTGTAATAATAATAAGTGTAGCTGCTATTGCCGCGATAATTGATCCTAAGTAGAGTAAGTAGGAGGCATCCTGCCTAATTAACTCTACTAATGTATTGAATATCTTTTTAATCATTCTTTTTATTAAATATAGTTGTTGGCATAAAGGAGTTACTTTGTGCACACCATACACACGTATATGTATAGGTGTCGTCTCTCCATACCTCTTTTCTAGTAAAATCATCTGTAAAGTCTATTAACTTACAGGTACTAGTAATATCTACATAGTTAGTTTTATACATAAAATCTTTCATAATAGTAAAGGAACTCAAACATAGAAGATGTGTTTTCCTATTTTAGCCACTCTCTTAAGTTTCCAATTAGGGTTAATATAGTCTGCATGGTAATGTGTAGCCCTAAAATTACTTTTTGAGTTAACCGCAGTAATAGCCGCTGTTAGTGAATCCATATCGTACACAACATTATGGTACTTAGTAGTCCAGCTAAACTGAGACTTCTGGTAAACTACCTTACATATAGTCTTAGGGTATCGTTTATCTATTACCCTATTCAAGGTAACTTTAGCAACTGCAACCTTCCCTACAAAAGATTCGCCTCTAGATTCGCGGTATACATTAGTAGCTAAGCACTCAAGTTCATTTTTATTAGGCATCGTAGGAACTTCAAAACTACCTAGTTTAAAACTAAGCAGCAGTAAGCTCACTATAATAATCCTCTTCAATTAGAACCAAGGCCGCTGTCTTCAAATTGAATGCCTCCCTCACTTCTTTGATCGCTTCCTCGATTGTCAGTCCTATTGTCTCCCAAGAGGCTAGGACTGTCTGACTGAGATTCTTGCTGTCCTGAATTTTTGCGTAAATTTTCATCTTTCTCCAATAGTTGTGAGTATAGACTCTTTTGCTGTGTTTTTAGCTGCTCTACTTCCTTATTAAGCTCATTTATTCTATCACTTAACTGAGAGAATACAGTATGGTCTCGTTGTATAGCCTGTTGCATACCAGTAATATTAATCATATTAGTATCATTAATATCAGCTAACTGTTTCAGGGTTCTAGCTGCACGTAGCATTAAAGACGAAGGGGGATGCGTAAGCATCTCTCCTTTATCGTTAGTCTCTGTAATGCCATTAACTAGCTCATTATATAGATTTTGCATATAAATTCCTTTTCAATAAGATATTATACCACTTTAGGGCTTCAAAAGCAAGCGCAAATTTCTAAATGTTAAGCATACTGCGCCAATCGGGTGCGTAAATTTGCGCTTGCGTAGACTCTATTTAAGTGCTATAATAGTTTAAATTAAAAGGATACCTATGCCTCATAGCTATACAAGGGAATTAGAATTTCTAATTATTGATAAATTATTGCCTGCATATATACGTGAGCAACAGGCTAAAGGGAATAAGACCCCTACTAAAGACATAAACCCTGCACTATTAGTACAACTTAGCAGGGATTGTAAACTACCCGCACTATTACGTGCATACTAAAGAAGAAAAATGGTAACAAATCGCGACGATAATACTCCTCTACCTAAACTCCTACGTAGAGTTACTGATAGCTTAAGTACTACTACATCAGCTTTAGCAGTTCAAGTAAGTGGAGACCATTATAAGACTGCTAAAATTCAACCGATTGAATTTATACATGCTAATAATATTCCTTTCTGTGAGGCTAATGTTATCAAGTACATCTTTAGGTGGAAAGCTAAGAACGGTATCAAAGACTTAGAAAAAGCTAAGCATTATATTGATCTATTAATTGAGTTAGAGTCTAAGAATGTATAAAAAGTTAACTAAGGCCTTATTATATACACGCGAAGACTTTACTAGCGTGTGTAAATTACTAGGGGTAGATGCTGAAAAAGCAGATCCCGCTATGCTCGATACTGTAATGTGTGACGAGTGTAGCTTCTGGGAGCTTCCTAGTAAAGCTTTTGTTCTAGAAGATGATACCGTTCTTTGTAAGGCCTGCCATGAGTTGGAAACCCTTAGATTTTAGTATAGAAGAATATAATAAGATACTATTTAATCTAGGTATTTTAGATGATGAGGAAGATTGGGAACTATATCAATTACAAGAGGCAAGATACGCAGAAGTGCTTGATACGCTAGAAAATATAGACTTGACCCTAAGCTAAAACTATTGTATAATTAATGCTTAAACGGAAAATAACATGGCAACAAAGACTCAATTAATCTTTCTATTATCTGCCCCCTTCGATAACCCTTATCAAGGTAACTCAAGTCGCTACCTATTCGTATGTAGTGCTGGACTTCTTCGTTCACCCACAGCAGCTGCTGTAGGGGCTTCACTAGGTTATAATACTCGTAGTTGCGGGTGTGAAGAGTATGCACTTATTCCTCTATCAGTTAACCTGATTGAGTGGGCACATAAAATCTTCTTCATGAACGAAGAAAACTATACGAAAGCACTAGATAATTTCCGTCCATTACCAGAGTATACTGAAATGCTTCACGCTAAGTCAGTTGTATGGGATATTGAAGATCAGTACGAATACGGTGATTATATGCTAAAGCAAACAATCACGAAATTACTAATGTGATTATTTTATACCTTTCTCATTAGAGAACAACTTATTCTCACTTGAAATCTTTCTTAAAAGGCTTTATAATTATTGCTTAGACGGAGAAATCAATGACACAAGATGAAGAAGAAATTTTAGAGTTTTATCGCTCAGGTTCTAGTATTACAGACTTAGCCTATTCCTATGGCTATTCTGTATACATGATTAAGAAGTTTCTAGCAAATGAGCCTGCTATTCAACCATTAGGGTATATCTGGCGATCTCTATTTCCTAGTGGAAAAGGCCCATAATAAATATTTCGACCCTTAGCATAAATGGATAATGCACAGTGCTTCTACCACTGTTGATGTGCGTTCAAGTCGCATGGGGCCGACCATATACGTTTTTAGTGTAACGGATAACACGGGAATTTCCTAAATTCTAGATGCAGTTTCGAGTACTGCAAGACGTGCCAAAATTTAAACTTGATTGTTCTGCTCAAACATTGTATAATTAGTGCTTAAACGGAGAAAACAATGCAAAAACCTAAACAGCAAACTAATTTGACATTAAAAAATTGGCTCCAGCAAGTAAAAGACGTGTACCCTACTGCTGCTATTTGTAGCTGTGGTGATACACAGTATGTATACCCTAGTCTTGCAGACAAAGATATGTTGCATACTAAGTGCCTTGGTGGTTATTGTTCAACTGGTAAATATGGATGGGTTAAATAATGGCCGTAGCCTATACAAAACTCTTCTTGATGGACGCATTTCTTAGCCGTTATGCTGATGTTCTAGTAAAAGACACAGCCGAGGAAGTTACAAAGTACACTAAAATGTGTTCAGACTTCTACGATAAAGTAGGCAAAGATAAGTTCCGAGTATGGGCATCTTTAGATGCTGATGCAATCAAGGTATTTAAAGCATCAAAAAAATAGAGTTGCAAA